CTTAACCAGCTTGCTACCTACTCCCACTTTCACTAGCCTTCGCCCACTCCTTGAGAAATTCTCAGAGAATGATTCTTTATCGTGAAGGGGGGAGCACCAGTCAAAGTTTTCCAGTTGGAATCTGTAAGCTTTCTGATGCCTAGCTCCAATGCTCTTACCTGGCTGGTGTCTGAATGAGCCTGAAAGGTGCCAGAGCTTCAGTATATGATCCTCAAAGTATTTCCTATCTCTGCCGGAAATTCTCTTCTCTATTAGTGGCCTGGCAGGAATCAGAACCTTCCCGTCAACAAACAGCTTGCCAGAGTTCTCTCTGATCAATCCATCTTGCTGCCATAGGTACTGCAATCTCAACTCTGTTAGGCTCTCGGATGTGGTTGGGTTTTCTCTCTTAATCCTCTGGCTGTCATGCTCCAGGACACCATTCTCCATGAAGTTGTCTGTGGCTACGATCAAAGGGTAGCACCGATGAGACTTTTGATCCCTGAAGAGCCTGGGCTGATGATGATAAACATCCACCTCATGAGTGGTTAGTTTTGCAGTCCTCTGAGTTATCTGCTCTGTCAACATTGAAGAGAAGTACTCTTTGTGGTCGCTGGTTTTCAATATGTCAGAGATCAAGGTTTCATATGATGACAGACTGAAGTAACCTCCTAACCTACATTTCTCTTTGAATTTAAACTTATGCCACGGCTTCATCGTTTTGATTTGGACTGAAGAATAGATCTCTAGATCCGTCAGAAGGTTCTTTACCAGATCTCCGTCTGGTTCGCTGATGAACTCGGAATCGTTCAGAACCAAATCATTAGCTTCTGACAAAATTCTCAAATCATCTCTAGAATACAACCTGAACTCATCCTTTTGTCTCACTCTGTAGACCCTAGCACCCCTGGGAGGCTGGGTGTAGCAAACAGCATGAATATTGGACGAGTAGGAATGTCTGGCTCTTTCGCGCTGCAAGAAAGCCACCAGGGTGCTGAAGGTCCTACTCCTTATCACATTTCCATCCAATCCTAATTTGCTTTTCAAGAGCATCATGATTTGATTTCTTAGGAGCATGGATCTCCTTGACTGGTGAGAGAAACTCCCGTGTCCTTTTCCTGTTAAGAAGCAGTTGTTTTCGTTAGTATGAGAATAAGTGGGAAATTCTTCCCCGTCAGAGATGATCCTGAATGAGAAACTTTTCTTGAAGTTGTCCTCTACGGATTGCTTATTTAGGTCTGAGAGAGACTCTATATTCTGGAAGAAAAACTCGGGATAACAGGCTGAGAACCCTCCTGAAAATCTCGTTAGGCCTCCAGCATGTTGGGGTATTCTGAAAGGATTGCCGATTTGCACTGTGTTGTGCAACTGACAGTGTAGGTAAGAGTTCAAGATATGCATCACAACAGAACCAGTAAGGGAGCCTCCAGACCTGAGAAAATCAGCTGATCTAGACCATACACTCTGGGAACTTGACGTTGGAGATGGCCCATGGCTGAAACCCACGTTCGCCATCCTTAGCTTGCCTTCAGGGTTGTACGACCCAGTCTTTGTTCTAAAGATAGAGTTGAACTCGCAGAGCCAGTTGGAGTAAAACGACTTAGATTCATTCTTCTTTATGCCGACCCAGCTGTACACTTGTTTTGATACTTTGGAAATGACCTTTTGGATCTTGTATGAGCCAATCTTCAAGCTGCTTGCTATCATCATGCTATCGTCTGATGTGCAGTAGTATTCTATTGACACATTCTCCCTGTACTTCTCAATGAAGATCATCTTGCTGAGATACGCCACTGCTCTCAATACGTCAGTGTGCAGCATAGATGAGATTGCTCCCAAGATCCCTTGATACATACCTTCCTGTGAAGAGAAGCTCTGAGTGTTGTAATCAAACTCTGTGTCATTTTCCATAAGGTAAGAAAGGCAAAGTCTCAGCTTCAAGGTAGAAGAACCCCTGACTGGATCAAAGAATGCCCCAGATTGATCTCTATACCTGTCTCTAAGCACCTTATGGTTCTCGAAGAGATCATTGACCCAGGAATCTTCGGCCTTAACACTCAGGGTGACTTTGTTTGGGTTTGAGTAAGTTCTAGGCAGACTGAGATAGAGCTTGTCAGGGATTTTGAACCTTTTGTAAGAAAACTTGTGGAAGAACCATTTTACACATGAGGTGAGCAAAGGATCATTCCTGAACTTGTTAAGCATGAAGAGCTCCATAGTGTAAGACATCATTGATGGTCCCCACTTGCTGTTGTCAGCACTCTCATACAGCTTATAACCCTGTCTGCTTAGAGATAACCTGAATCTATTGTCCACAACATCATCTTTCTCAGGGTGCTCAAACAGGTTGGTTAGGTCTCCGGAGAGGATTTCACTCTTTCTCACAGATCTAGCCAGATCTTCAACCAATTTCCCCGCCACTCGAGAGTAGTTATCTTGAACAGCAATCTCCCTAGGACCTACTTGAACTTTGTGTACCATTTTAGAGAAGTAGGGCTGTTCCATGATAAAACTTCTAAGCGCAACAGGAAAGATCCTTGTGTTCTTGTACACCAAGGCTTCTATGACACTCAACTTCAGCTCTTCTTTCCTTCTGGCGACTCTGCCTGCAGAATCTACTTTGAGGACGTCTCCTAAATTTGCCACCGCCAGGCTGAGCCAGCAAGGTGAGTTCTGTGACACCAGTTGCCCCTTATCCATCCAGACTGACGCAGGACCAGTTTCTGAGCAGAGCACACTTCCCTTGTTGTTCATGATGGAGGACAAATCAGCCATGTGATGGAGGGACTCCAATTTCTTGGTTTTGCTCAGCAGTTCACCCAACTTTGTTTCATGTCCCACTTCTATTCCTGTTGATTCCAGCAAAGACAACTCTGAACAAGCTATAACAGCGCAGACCATATGAAAGTTGGGTTTGAATATGCCTCCCCTCTTAGGATCAATAACAGGCTCTAAC